TCTTTTTGTGGCAACTTCTTTGATATGAAATTGCTGAACATCCTTGTGTAATTCTTCTGCCAATTCTTCAATCCTGTGTGGGTTATCAATCAAATAAGTCATATGTTTATACCAGTCTTTTTTGGTGTGTGCAACCAAGCAATTCACACCATCATTCAACAAAGGTGTGTAAGGTTCAACACCTGATACAATGACTGCCTTCTTTTTGAATCCTGCCTCCAACAATTTAAGATTTGATTTCATTGAATTGAATCGGTTCTTTCTTAAAGGTATCAATGCCACATTAATCCTATCATAAAAATTTGCATAATTGAACACATCAGTTGCAGGGAAAAGAAAGAAATGTTCAGGCAATGCCGTTCCTTTTGCAGTCAAAATACCTGCGATTGCTTTACTTGTTTCATTCTTACTATCATAACCACCATAAACCATTCTCATCTTGTCCTTATAGTCTGATTTATACAATGAATACAATGAATCAACGGTCAACAATAAGTCTTCAAAGTGCGTTGTTGAACCACTCCAACCGAAAGTAGGCATATCAAATCCAACTTGTTTCACCTCAAATTGTTCTTTTGGGTTGATTCCATTTGGCACAACATATGTGTTTTCATTTAGTAATTCTGAATGAATCATTTTTTTCATCTCACTATGTGTACAGGTGACTGCAGATGCGTGATATCCACTCAATTTGATGTGATATGCGTGGTTTCCTTTCTTTGTTGACTCATATAAAATGTGATTTTGTGGGATAATGTAGTCATCATCAAGGTCAAGAATATATGGAATATTCAAATCTCTCAATTTCAAAATCAAATTTTCTGTGTTTTTAGTCTTTGAAATGAAACGATTGGCAACAATCAAATCATATTCTTTTAAAAATTCATCTGTTGCTGAATCAATTTCTGTTGCCATATCAATTGTGCAATCAAAATTTTCAGCAATGTAGTTATGAGGCACAACCAATCTGTGATAATCAACACCACTAACTCGTGGATAAGATGGAACAACAACCAATATTTTCATTTCTTATGTTTTATTTTTTCTTTTACTGAACGCAATGCTGAATAACTGATGCCTGTTGCCCTTTGAACCTTTTTCATATCACCATATTCAATGTACAACCTCACAACACGATTTTCAAATTCACTCAATGACAACATCCATTTTTCTGCCTCTCTTATTTTTATTTCATTGGTGTATTCATTGTTTGGTTGGTATTTGTCCAACAGATGTTTCTGTGTCAATTCTTGTGTCTGAACATACTTTTTTCTGAACTGCCCAGTCTTGGATGACATTTGAAAAATCAATCTGTACCAATAGAAATTTAATGTTTCAATGCTTGGCAATTTTGAAATATCAGTTTCTAAAATGTGAATGCAACCTTCTTGATAAATGTCTTGATAATTAGATGGGTTGACCTTCTTGCAAATCGTTAAAAAATTCGCATCAGTTGTGATTTTCTTAATTATCTGTTCACGAACATCCACATACAAATATATATATTGTTTATTCGTTGAATTCAATTTGTTTTGACAACTTATCAACCAAAATCAAAAAAGATATAATTGTTTAATTCTTTCAGAATCTTTTAAAACTTCATCTGTAATTGGTGAAATCAAATCAGACAATTCAATCTCACAGAAATTGCCACAATCAGGCAAAATTGGTGGTTCATTTTTACCTTCATTTGGTGATAAGTCATTCAAAAATGTACCATTGATGCAAGAATGACCAATTTCCAATTCAATATTTTTCATTTTATCAAAATGTTCAGGGAAATCTTTTCTTATCATATTCCAATATCCTTTGCCACCTTTCACGCATCCAATACAATTGTTGTTGTGATATCCTAATTCATACATTTTTGGCAATCTGATACGATTCATCAATAACAATTCAGCACACATTTGTTTTGTCATCTTCATTTCAATCAAAGGGTACAATGGTTTTATATTTGAATTTTGTTGTGAAAACCTAACTGCCCGATTGATTTCTTTTTTTGAATATTCAAATCCAAATATTTGATTGGCATCAGGATATTTTTTTTGCAAATTTGCTCTTACATCTTTTTTCAAAACTTTAGTACAGGCTGCACCATTTGGTGAATTTATGTATCCCTTTGAAGCGACTTCAAATTGGTCATTGTATTTTTCTGATTTAATAATATTTATTTTTTGACCATACCATTTTTCACAATCTTCAATGAATCTTTTATTGTCTATGTGTGCTGAATCAATTTGTATATAAAACAATTGAACATCATCATATTGTTTCAATGCTAATTTACAGGCAACTGCACTTGTGATACCTGCACTGAACCATCCTATTTTCATATATTAAAATTCAATTTGTTTATTTAACTTATCAACCAACAATTTCAACTCATAGTTTTCCTTTTCCAATTTGTTGCATTTGTTTTCAAGCAGTTTTGACTTTTGCCTTGCATAAACCTCAGCCGTTAATATTTCACTCCAAGTATCGTGTATGTAATACAATTGCCTCAATTTCTCTTTTAACTTTGATTTGCGAGACTCATTTGCAATTGTTGGTATTTGGTCTTCCCATTCATTTAAAATTGATTCAAGGATAAATATGGCATTTACACGGTCAACTTTTTTGTTCTTTTGGTTCAATTGAATGTCTTCCATTGCTTCCAATACTAAATCAAATTTGGATTGCCTTTCTGCTTGTTCAATAAGTTCTTGTGGTGTCATCAAAATAATTTTGTTTGAATAGTTGGTATATAACTTGCATCATATCTTTTGTTCTCACCTTTTGGATATGGTTCAATTTCATAAGGTAATTCATTCATCATTTGTTTCTTTTCTTTTTTACTACCAATAAAATAAAAATATCTGTGTTTTCTTGGTCTTTCTTTCATATATAAGTCATCACCAAACTTTTGTTTTAACCATTCAACTCTATTTTCTTGCCCTCTTGATAAGTCAAAAATACTTGCACCGTGAAGATGCTCCAACCCTTTGACCATATAGTCCATAAATTTTGCTGAAAGTCCTGTATATATCCAATTAGTTGCTTGATAAATATATCCGTTATGATTTTGTGATGTATCTGCATATGATACAATGACAGATGGATTTGGCATCATATTTAATGTTTTACTTACAAAAAATGACAATGTATTTTTTGGCATATTTTCATTTATAACAAGTCTATTTAATTCATATAATTTAAATGATGGAATAATTTCTCTTAAAACACTACTAACAGGTGTTCCATAACTGCAAACACCAATTAAAATATCATTATCATATAAACCAAAACAAAATTCAATTGGTGGAATTCTGTGTGCATAATGTTTTTTTAAAAACCATTCTTTGCAATCTTGATAGTCTATTGATTTAATTGTGTAATTCATATTTAAAATGGTTTTTCTTCTAAATGTTTATATAATTTTTCATTGTCTTTGAAAGTCCCCAATGCCCCAAAATAAGTTAAAATGGCTGAACCTTTTTTCCCAACAATCTTTGGTTTGGCTTTTTCAACTTTTATCAAAGTGTTGAAATTGGATGGGTCATCCCAGTTTCTATGTACAACAATCAATGATTGGGCTTTTGCATACCATAGTGAACCACCTTCAATTTGGTCAGGTCTTGGTGGTTGCAGTTGCTCACCTTGTTTGATTGGGTCAGGATTTCTTGGATGCACTAAATTGAAACCGTGAACATCTCTTGACTTTGCAAATCTGTTGAATCGTGGCAATTCGTGTTTTAAATATTCTGAAATACTGCCCTTTGCCAACATATTGTGTTCAATGTCATTCCAATTGTCAATGCCAAATGTGTTGATGTTAAAAGTCTTGACTGCATAATCAACCTCTGAGTAAAAATTATCAAGTGTGTTGTCCTTATCACCCGGTTCAATCACTTTGAAAAAATCCTGAACCATCGGCAATATGTTGTACAATTCTCTTTCAGTGATATAATTTGAATATGACTTGTTGAATGTCTTGCCAGTCAGCATAAAAATCAATTCTGCATAAATCTCTGATGCCGTTCCTGTTTCAGGTGAATAAACACAATGCCTCCAATTATAGTTTTTAGTAAGATTCACAAGCAGATTCAAATAAAATGTTGTTTTGCCTGATGTTGGGTATCCTGTGATGATGGTTGTGTTCCCTCTTCGTACTGAATAAAATTCATCCAATGACAACCAACCTGTTTTGATACCCGGATATTGTCCGTTTTTGTGTAAATGGAATATGTTATCCATAATACTATTCACTTCAACTATTTTCATAAAATTGGGTCTCCTTTCCAATCAAGTTTTATTTCCTTTTTAATCTCATCCATCCAGCATTTTCCATTCAAATATGTCAATGGGTTTTTTCTGTATTGGACATCAGGTGTACTTGCAATATAGTCAGGTAAAGTTGATTTGATTTGTTCCAATTCTTTGTCACTTAATTTTTCAAACTTGTATTTGCACTTTTTTGTATCAACTTTTTTATTGTACAAATTCCAAAAGTCATCAAATGAATAAATTGAATTCTCTTTATTTTTGTTTTTATTAAGTTTGTTATTATGTATGACAGATTTGTCATAGGGGGTTATGTCAGAATTGTCATAGGTAGGTGATGAACTTGTCATCCCATCAATAACAATTAATGCTCTAAATTCTAAATTGCCATTATGGTCTAAATTCATCACTCTATTGATGATTTTTTTCTTTTCCAAGTTAGCAATGCACCTTTGAATAGTTCGTTCGTCACATCCTAAGCAATCAGCTAAATAATGATTATTTGCCCAGCAGTAGCCTTTCTCGTTTGACAGGTTATTAATAAGAGCAATTAAAAGTTTTTCTTTGTCGTTTATATCTTGTCGGCAAAGCAATGCAGAAGTAATTACTGCATAAAAGTTTTTTTGATTCGTCATGTAAAAAAATTGCCCTCGGCGTGATGGAGCTTCGGGCAATTATTTAATGTCTTTAATAAATTTGATGTCCCATCACAAACATCAAAACAAACATAGTTAATTAATCAGCAAGGTTTTTCACGACTTTTTCACATAGGTTTTAGAAAGTTGTGAAAAACCTTGCTG